CATAGAACAATCTAAATAATTATCAAAGGCCATTACGATATATGGAAAGCATAGAAAAGCATATCGAAAAGGACAAAGAGATCCTTGACGATCCACAAACAAATCCTCAAACTAGACGGCATATTGAGGAAGAGCTCCACGACCTTATAGAATATGAGGAGCATCATCATGATGAGATCGAAGCAGGGGATCATCATGACCCTAATGCCATAGAATTATTCTGCGACCAGCACCCAGATGAACCTGAGTGTTTAATATACGACGATTAAGATGAAACTGTTTATTGATTCAGCTGACGTAGAAGTTATACGTTCAGCATTTGAAACTGGATTGATCGATGGTGTAACAACCAACCCTACACTCATAAGAAAGAGTGGTAGAGATCCAGAAGTCGTTTATCAAGAACTAATCGATATGGGTGTCAGAGACATCAGTATGGAAGTTGTTGGTGACGATGAGATCATGCTCGCAGAGGGCAGAAGACTTGCTAACAAGTTTGATGATCGAGCAACTATTAAAGTTCCTTGTACTCCAGAAGGACTATGGGTGTGTAAACAACTCAAGTCTTCAGGTGTAAAGGTCAACGTTACCCTTATATTCTCACCTTCACAAGCAATCCTTGCTGCTAAGGCAGGTGCTAAGTATGTTTCACCATTCGTAGGACGTGTGGATGATAACTCATTTGGTGGTCTATGTCTTGTTAAGGACATTGCTAATGTATTTGCAAAGCAAAACGTATTTGAGACTGAGGTGCTAGCTGCCTCTATAAGAGGAGTAAGACAGGTAAGCACTGCCTTTTCATATGGTGCTAATATCTGTACTATACCACCTGATATTTTCTGGGGAATGTACAACCATATCTTAACTGAGAAAGGATTAGCACTATTTGATGCAGATTGGGCTACAGTATGTGACGAGGCCAAAACTGTCACATAGGGGGTTGACCCGTACCGTACACCATGGTAATATAAATAAATATTACAACTAAGACAGGCCCGAAAGAATCGTACCCTGCGTAGATGTATAAAAGATCCCTGTCGGGGGGTCTATCATCCGCAGGATTTTTTTCTTGCGAGACACTTACAAACAATCATGTCAATCAAATCAACAATCGCTGCAGTAGCAGCATCTCCATTCCTTCTCGCTGGTGCCGCTTTTGCTGGTCCTTATGTGAACGTTGAGAGCAACCTCTCATATCCTGATGGAGCATATTCTTCTGCAGCTACCGATATCCACGTTGGATACGAAGGCGGCGAAGGCAAAGTAGCTTACTACGTACAAGGTGGACCACAGGTCAACCATACTGAAGCTGCTGGTGATTCAGACCTAGACTTCTCTGGTAAGGCAGGTGCTTCTTACAGCATCTCTGACGCTACTAGCGTATACGGAGAACTATCTGGTGCTTCTGACGAAGATGCTACTGGCGATTCTCTAGTTAACTGGGGAGCAAAAGCTGGAGTTAAGTTCACATTCTGATAACAGAAAGTGATATAATTATAAGGGAACCTTCGGGTTCCCTTTTTTAATGCTGAAATGCCATGAAATTTGAAGATTACTACAAGGAATTCTGTGAAACATTTGGGCATCCATTGTTTATGCTACCTATGATGATGATTGGTGTCTTTCTTATGATTGAGATCATGCATACCAATGAGCACTATGATAGAGAGAACGGTGATGCTCACGGATATTGTGGTCGTCAGGAGTGGGTCAAAAAATTACAGGATGAATATTATTGACAGTGTTGAGAAAATATTATATAATTAGTCTCAGGGAAAATCGACTTTTCGTTTCAAAAAAAGTCGATAAAAAAATTCGGACAATTTTTCGTCAAAAACCAATTTTATGATTCAGTCAATATTGAAGAATGAACTCTATATGGGTTACATTTTTGGAATTATGATTTTAGGCGGTTTCATCCGTCAGTACCATGTCTTAGATGACGTATATTCACTAATTAAGAGATATGTCAAGGATAATCGCATCCTCATTATTCTTACTAGTATTTTCGGTGGTGTTTTACCTATTCCTGGTAGAGTTGCATTATCAGCACCTTTATTAGATGCTATAGCACCTACAGATAAGAAAAAACGCAGTGCTTTTGGTATTATTGATTATTTGAGTACACATCATTATTACTGGTGGTCTCCATTGGAGAAAACAGTAGCATTACCGATGGCAGTTTTGGGCATTAGTTATTGGGGATTTCTTCAATATACGATAGTTCCACTTATCATATGTTTGGCATATACGTGGTGGTACATATTTTCCAAAGTTGACCCTGAATCAGTAGTTCCTGATATGAGCAATATTCGTGAATTTGACTGGCAAAGGGCATTACGTGGTTGGGCACCTTTTATTGCTACATTATGGTTCTTACTTGCAACTGGTAAAAGTGGTGCAATCTTCTTTTTCCCTTGGTTTGCAGCAATGGCATGTTACTACAGTATCCTCTGTAAAGACTGGAATTGGGGTAAGTACTTAGATGGTAAATTCGCTATTATTGCGACTGTTGTACTCGCTCTTGGAGGGGTTGTAGGGCAGATTAAGGAACCAGTAATGGCATACCTTAAATCAGCAGATCCTAGCATGATTATACCTGTTTCTATCGTTGCAACCATTGCAGCATGGATAATGGGGTCATCTGGCAAGTATGCTGGTATGACATCTGCATTGGTGCTAATATTTGGTGATAAATATCTCGTCTGGTTTCTAGCAACAGAATATTCTGGATACCTTCTATCTCCAGCACATAAGTGCTTAATGATAGGTCAGCAATACTTCGGTACACCTATTCGCAAGTATTATAAGGTTCTAGGTGGTCTCTGTGCATGGTTAATTGGATATGCCTTTATAACAACGTTTGTAATATGAACTTTGCCGTATATTCAAAGGATGGATGTCCTTTTTGTGATAGAATCAAACAAGTCCTAGAGTTAGGAAATTTCAATTTTGTTGAATATAGTCTAAATAAGAACTTTGACCAACAAAGTTTCTATGGTGAATTTGGGGATGGGGCAACTTTTCCTCAAGTAGTCGTAAATGGAAAGAAATTGGGTGGTTGTCAAGATACAGTTAAGTACCTTAAAGAACACAATTTTATCTAATGGAACCAGAAGATCAACTCATCGATATGATTGAAAAAGTCGTAGATGATGCAATGTTTCAACACAAGCATACATTTAGGATGCGTTATTATTTGGATCTGAACAATTTCACTAAAAAGACAGTAACTGACTTTTTAAAAAGTGGAACAGCAAAGAATGTAATCTCTACTATTGAAGATTTAGATCTTTTGATAGAAGGAGGTCATTCTGACATAAGAGAAGCATACCCTAACTGGACTAGACCAGAAGCGAGGGTAATTCGTAAGTATTTGAATTCAATTTTACAAGATGCAAGGGAATATCAAGGAAAGAAGGGCAAGAACAGACGTTCTAAATAAAGGTATAGAGGTTATGCTCCCAAGGAGCAGGAGGAGAGAACAACCTAGTTGGTTTGATCGAACCTTCCCGTTGCTAAACTGGTTTGTTCGTGTTAGAATAGACATTAAGCAAGGACCATGATGGAAACGAACGTAATTCTATTTTTTTCAGCAGTGGGTATGTTTTTTACCCTAGTGCTAGGAGCAGTGATTGGATGGATCTACAAATCTACTGTAGACACTCATACACTCAAACGACAGATGAACAATCTTCACCCCGAATTCTTAGATGGTAATGGGGCATATATCCAAGAAGAACTGCTTGCAGTTAAATTTGCAGATATTGACGATTACCTTGACGAAGATGCCGAGGAGTGATATAATTAACAGTAAAACTTGAATTGAAATGGCACCCAAAAAATTACCTAACGATGCGTTGTTAACTGAGATACTCCAAAAGGTCTCATCAGCTAAAACCAAAAAGGAAAAAGTTGATCTCCTTCAGGAGTATAACAATCCAGGACTTCGTGCGATTCTAATCATTAATTTTGATGAATCACTTAAATTCCTTCTACCAGAAGGAGCACCACCATATAGAGCTAGTGATGCACCCGCAGGAACAGATCATACTCGTTTAGATAATGAGTATCGTGGTTTCTATAGATTCTTTAAGGGTGGAGATAGTACCATTAAGGGGATGAAACGTGAACAGTTATATGTTCAGTTATTAGAAGGTCTTCATGCTGATGAAGCAGAATTGGTCATACTTGCATGTAACAAAGACATCCAATCTAAGTATAGAGTTACTAAGCAGGTTGTATCTGAAGCATTCCCTTCAATAGAATGGGGTAATCGTGGATGATCTGGGCAAGTAATGATGACGTTCAGAATACTGCTGCACAGTATAGTATAACTATCCTTAATATTGCTTGTAAAATAGAAGCATCTATGGATAAGAAATTACCTACTAATGCATTACTTGTTCATTATCTGGATTTAGAGAAGGATGGAGAGCATTTAGTAGATACCTATGATATTGTCATGGGTTCTAAGGTAGATACTTTCGATTGCTATTATGACAAACTCGGAAAGAACAAACTCAAAGCCATCGGATTCTGTGGAGGAACAGTTAGACCCCAACAGTTCGATTCAAAGTCTTATCTCAAGTCAGGTAACTGATCTGTTTAAGGTTAAGGCAAAGAAGCAGGATGATTGGCTCTTCAACGAAGATGTTGAAGATTACGATATAGATGGGCTAGCGGATACGTTGTTTGAATCTCTATACAAACACACTAACGAAATAACTCCTAATGAAGGACAAGAAAGCAGCCAAGAGAATCATCAAATTAGCGAAGAAACATCCTGATTGGTATAGCAAACAGGATGTAATGTATGCTAAATTTATTAAAAAACGTGAGAAATTAAAACAAGATGAACGTAAAGCTAGTGACAGTGACCCCAGAAGCAGAAAAGCAGATGGGTTACATAGCAA